AAGTTTGAAGACTTACCTATTATACACACAGGATGTGATACATATGCAAGTATCTATCCTGAGTTTAAACACTTTAATAGACAAGCAACTGTAGACGAAGTAGTTGAACATTTGCTTTCACTCACTCCAAATGGTAAGTGGGTGCAAGATAATGGACAAGATGTCCATTTGATTATGACAGGCGGTGAACCGTTGTTAGCGTGGCAACGGCTTTACGTAGAGCTATTCGAACATCCACGTATGCAGGATTTAAAAAATGTTACATTTGAAACAAATACTACACAAGTGCTCAAAGATGATTTCTACAACTATCTTAGCGATCAAGACAGATTTGAAGTTACTTGGTCTTGTTCCCCAAAACTATCAGTTAGCGGAGAACCTTGGGATACTGCTATTAAGCCTGATGTTGCTAGTCAGTATAGCAGTGTGGATGGTAGCAATATCTATCTTAAGTTTGTGGTTGCTACTAAAGATGACTTTGCAGAAGTTGAAAAAGCTGTTAATGCGTATCAGAGTGCCGGGGTACAATGTCCGGTATACCTTATGCCGCTGGGTGGACGCAGTGAAGAATACGCCCTCAACGTTAAGGATGTGGCGGAAGCGTGTATGGAAAAAGGGTGGCGATTCACGCCCAGACTCCACATATCCTTATTCGGAAATGCGTGGGGCACTTGATCAAGTGCAACAAGAAAGACTTGATAGAGCAATGAAAGCCCCAATTAAACAACCTATGAGCCCAGAAGAAATGAGAAAAAAGGGATTAATATGAAAAAGTTTTTAAAAGATATAACAGGTATTACAAAGAAAGAAAAAGAACTAGAAGAAAAAGAACTAGAAATTCTTAAAAAAAGTGACCCTAAAGCATATCACACAAGACGCAAAGAACCTTGGGTAAATGTACTTGACATGAAAGTAAACAAAGATAATATCCGAAACGGATTCTTTGAACTTGATTGGAACAAATACTTTATTCAAGAATTAATTCAAGCAGGGTACGGTGTAGATAATGATCCTGATGAAGAAATTGTTGACAGATGGTTTAGAGATATTGTACACGGTATGTTAGAAGAACAAGGACTAGACACTGATAGAGGTGCTGGTTATATTAATGTAACTCCTATTGAAGAAGGACGTAGCGAAGTATCATGAAAGTACGCATAGGACCATATCGTAAAAATCGTGCTACAAGAGTTGAAATAGAACCGCACGACACTTGGAATATGGATTGTACACTTGCTATGATTATTCATCCTATGCTTGTACAACTTAAAGCAACAGCACATGGTTATCCTAACAGTCTTACTGAACAAGAGTGGGATAACATATTAAATGAAATGATATGGGCGTTCGAACAAAAAACAAAGCACGTTGATCCACTCGATGCATGTCATGATAAATGTTCTAACTTTGGTGATCCAGTTTGTAAAGCATGTTTAACAGAAACACAAGAACGCATGACAAACGCATTTAAATTATTTGGCCAATACTATGAAAACTTATGGGATTGATAATGCTTGACATAAGCCAGATCTGGTGCTATAATAGTACTATAAATTACGTAAAGGCAAACTAATGGCAACTTATATACTCGTAGATACAGCTAATACATTCTTCCGTGCCCGACATGTTGTGCGTGGAGACTTAGATACTAAACTAGGCATGGCCTTACACATCACTCTTAATGGTGTTAAGAAAGCATGGACTGACTTTAATGCAGATCATGTTGTGTTTTGTTTAGAAGGGCGTAGCTGGCGCAAGGATTATTACGAACCTTACAAGCGCAACAGACAAGAAGCACGTGATGCACTAACTCCTGCACAAGCAGAAGAAGATACATTGTTTTGGGAAATCTTTGACGAGTTTAAAGACTTTGTGACTAACAAGACTAATTGCACTGTTATGCGGCACCCGCAACTAGAAGCAGATGATCTTATTGCAGGTTGGGTACAATCACATCCTAATGACAATCATGTTATTATTAGCACCGACGGCGACTTTGCACAACTTATTGCACCTAATGTACGTCAGTACAATGGTATACAGAATGTTACTATTACGCACGAAGGCTACTTTGACGACAAAGGCAAGCCTGTTATAGATAAGAAAACTAAAGAGGCTAAGCCTGCACCTGATCCTGCGTTCATGTTGTTTGAGAAGTGTATGCGCGGCGACACGAGTGACAACGTGTTTAGTGCATATCCAGGTGTGCGCAAAAAAGGCACTAAGAACAAAGTAGGCCTTATTGAAGCATTTGAAGACAAAGGCACTAAAGGCTACAACTGGAACAATATGATGCTACAGCGTTGGACTGATCATAACGGTGACGAACATCGTGTACTAGATGACTATAATCGTAATGTAGTTCTTTGTGATTTAACTGCACAACCTACAGACATTAGAGAGATAATTAATACTACTATTGCAGAGAATGCAATACCTAAAGACATTACACAAGTAGGCATGCGTCTTATGAAGTTTTGTGCTAAGTGGGATATGCAACGTATTGCAGATCAAGCGGCACAGTATGCAACACCATTACAAGCGAGATACCCTAAATGACATTAAAAGCAAAACCTGTATTAAAGGATAAATTTTGGATTGTTGAAAATGATGGCGAGAAGGTCGGAACACTTAGTTGGAACGATGATCGCTATTTGTTTTCAAGTAATATAGAAACTTGCTTCTTTGATAATAAACGTCAAATGAAACAAAAGTTTGGTATGGAGTTTATCTTTAGTGATAAAGATGAAGCAGAACCTGTTGAAACAAAGACTGAATATAAAATACATAATTATCCTACAAGTGTAAAGCCTTACAATGAAATGTATGATGTACAACGTAAATTACCGTTATTTACTAAGAGTGCAAAATCAAAAAGTTTATACTGTGCAGGATACTATATTATACACTTTGACAAAGGTTGGGTAAAGAGCTTTTGCCCTAAACTAATTACTGTTGAACGTTATGAAACAAAAGGTCCGTTTAAAACAGAAATTGAAATGCGTCAGGAGTTAAGCCGTGCAGCCGATTAATACTTTGCCAATACAGCAATTTCTTACACAGGTTAAGAACGCTGATGCAAGCAAGGCAAGAGAAATTAAGATAAATATAGAGCAAGCAAAAAATCTTGCATTTACATTAGGTATAGTTATGTCTAGATTGCAAGGTGATTTAGAAAAACTTGTTGCTGAATCTAAAGTTAATAACGAAGAAATAATTTCAGTAGAACTAAACGGCGGAAGTGATTGGAAATAAATGTTAGTACCATGGCAAGGTAATGAACTTAATAATTTTATAGCAGGATGGTATATAGATAATGATCTATGTAATGAAATTGTAGATTATTTTGAAAAAAATCCTGATCTTTTTATACATGACGATTATGTATTCTGTGGTGTAACACCAATACATGCATTACCTCAAAATTTAGTAAAGGCTTATTCTGAACAAATGTTTACAGTAATTGAGCTGTACAAAGAAAAGTATAAGTTTAGTTATGAAGATCTTGTACCGTGGCATATGACCCCTCCCATGTTTCACAAGTATTTGCCAGGACAGTCGTTTTCAAGACCGCATTGTGAAAATGATGGATCAACTGATCCTGAAGTTGAACCTCGGCATCTTAGTTTAATGACTTACTTTTGCGATATCAAAGACGAAGGCGGAACTTATTTTTACAACCAAGATATAACTACTCCTTCTGAAAAAGGTTTAACAATACTCTTTCCTGCACATTGGACGCATAGGCACAGAGGCATGCCTGCTACAAACGATACCAAGTATATTACTACATCGTTTGCTAAATTCGTAAGATAATAAAATACGTAGTTAACCTACAAAAGAGATAAATATATGCGTAGTTAATAATAAGGATACGCATATGAGTCGCCCCAAGCCAAATGTTCTTTTAGAACACATCAACAACAAAACTTATAAAAGTGAACAAGTATTAGAAGCTGAAGCTATTTGGGCAGTATTTTATAAAGACAAGCCTTTTAATTTAAAAAGTGCTAATGCTATTACTAACTATCCAGGTCCAAAATATAAGAAGGTAAGTTTTTCTAATCCTGGACATGCTCACAATCTAGCAAAAAAATTAAATGAAATGTTTAAAAGTGACGAATTTGCTGTTGTTAAACTTACTATGGGTGAAGAAGTATCCGAATGAACTGGAAAGAAACATATACCAAAGTCTTTCTAAGAGAGCTTGGTAAGAGTTCAAACGACATCAATGTAAAAGAATATTTGCCGTTATGGTGGCAAAATACACGAACAAAAGATGCAGGCGGATTGCGCCTTACTGAAGCAGGGTTTGATGTATTAACTGAGATTGATTTAGAAACATATGATATACCATATCCTAAAGAAATGCCAATGACTCCGCAAGTTGCTATCTTTTTAGATCAATTTATTGATTGTCCGTATTATCTTACAAATAGAAGTATTGCTGTAACAGATCAAAAGAAAGCTGTTGAATTATCGTTATTTTCCGGTGATTTACGCAAATACGGCTTACAAAAAGCAATGTCTCGTCAAAAGAAAAATAAAGAAAATTCCTAAGTTATTGATTATTAACGATATCTTTTTTTAGAAAACGGTTGACTTTACAGTGATCCTTTGCTATACTATATACATAGTTAGAAATTAGCACTGACAACTTAAAGAGGAATACATCATGGAAGCAACAGCAACTCGTACAGTTACGCCAAATGGCGCAAAAGGCGCAATTAAACATGCGCTTAAAAAGCAACGTCCAATCTTCCTTTGGGGACCTCCAGGCATTGGTAAAAGTGACATTGTTCGTCAAATTACCGACGGCTTAGGTAATTCACACTTAATTGATATTCGCTTATCGTTGTGGGAACCTACAGATATTAAAGGCATTCCGTACTTCGATAGTAATATTAACAAAATGGTTTGGGGAGCACCAGAAGAACTTCCTACAGAAGAATTTGCATCGCAGTTTGATTATGTCGTATTGTTCTTAGATGAAATGAATTCGGCAGCGCCAAGCGTACAGGCGGCAGCGTATCAGCTTATTCTTAACCGTAAAGTAGGTAAGTATCGTTTACCTGACAATGTTCTTATTGTAGCGGCAGGCAACCGTGAAGCTGATAAAGGTGTTACATATCGTATGCCTGCTCCGTTGGCTAACCGTTTTATTCACTTAGAACTTGCTGTATCTTTTGACGATTGGTTCCAGTGGGCCGCGGATAACAAGATACACCAAGATGTATTAGGTTACATTACATTCAGCAAAAAGGATCTTTACGATTTTGATCCTAGATCATCTAGTCGTTCTTTTGCTACTCCACGTAGCTGGGCATTTGTGTCCGAACTGTTAGATGATGGTGTTGACGAGAATACC